CTCATAGTCCAAGCTCCTTCAAGTGTTCAATCGTAAGGTGTGCGTTCAGGTGAAGCACACCGATTCCACCAGCAGCCACCCAAGGATCGATTGCCTTACGGCGATCATCGATCAACACAGTTGTTGGCGTTGCGTACTTGGACTTGTGCACCGCATCGCGCACAAAACGTGCGTTGTTTGCAATGTCATGACCAAGATGCTTACGCACCCAGTTGCGCTTTTCTTGTGCAGCACCAATGATGTGGCCGGTTGCGGAGTTGATCACCAACGGCTTTTCGACCGTCAGCAAATACTCCCACAACACGAACGCGTCTTCCATAGGCTCCATCGCCTCGAAGAACTTATTGCCAGCCTTGACGTGGCGTTCGATCGCCTTCCAAAAGTCTCGACGCAGTACCTTGTTGGTGCTGTCCTTGCCATCTTGTTCAGGGTTGATCCCTGACACTTCAATTGCATGTTTCAAGAAGTTGACCATGACGCCGTCCAAGTCAACGTTAATTTCTTCTACCACAGGGTAAGTCATTTTCTGCTCCATATCTTGTTACTTATCAGTATACCCCAAACAGAAGCCCCAGTCAAGCTGGGGCTTCTTGATGCGCGGAAAACAGGATCAACTACATTTACCAGATCCACAATCAACACACTTTTGGCAACCTTCACTGTATACTACACGTGAAGATCCACACGTTTCGCATGTTTGTCCATCAACGACATCACCATCCTTGATGAACGTAGCAAGAAACTTGCGAATCTGGAACAAGAATGTTCCAACATATACGTCTTCGACCTTGTCAAGTGCCAGCACAATATTCTTGATTAGAACCCCGTGCCGCAAACACAAGCTGATCATACGAGCAATCTTCGATGGGTTGTTGTCAGCGGTAATCTTTTCCAGTGTCGTTGCAATGTGGCGATCTGGAATGCCCTTGGTACGAGCAAGCTCTTCAAGACGTTCAATGGCATCACTGGTCGTCACACCCTTTTCATGGCTGTTCGTATGAACAAACAGAGCGAACGGACGCGTTTGCTGTTCGTTCCATGTCGTTGTCAAATACCACTTCTTACCTTCTGCGCGTAGTGTCTTCAATGTAGCAGGTGAACTATCAGGCAGTTTGACATCATCGAGAATGATCTCTTCGTCGTATACGGTTGCGTTCTTTTCGTCTTTTGCAGCCAGCACTGTTGTCATTGTACCAGATCGATATGTCGTCACACCCTTGACATATCCAGACTTGTACGCATCCAGGTAAATGTCAGCGAAGTCAGCAAAAGGATAGTCGTTTGGAACATTGACCGTCTTGCTCATTGCGCTATCAATCCACCGTGCAAATCCTGTCAAATCGCTGACGTGATCCTGAACGGTCATGCTTGTCGTTGTCGCCGCCCACTTTGCTTTTGGTTTCCACTCACCAGCTCGCTTCATGAACCGAACACCATAATCTTCACACAACACTTCTTTGGTTAATCCACGGTTGACGTCAATCTTGTACACAGTACCGTTGGTATCAACTCCCCGAAGGATCTCTTCGTCACCTTCCTTGGTAAGTTTGAACATTTTTGTCTCATGCCATTCACCCTCATACCACTTCGGTGTAACGTCAGCAATATGCTCTGGCATTGTATTGACGATCACAGTTCGAACATATTCGTGCATGAATACTGGCTCCAACCCACCAGACACTACGTTTGCAAAAATCGATGTATTGCCGGTTGGTTGAATGGACAACAACGAACTGTTACGAATACCAACGTTGCGCATCTTTTCCACTACGGAAGAAGGAAGATCAAGACTTTGGACAAATGCACCGTTGGCATGTTTTTCAGGCTGACATACAGAGAACATTCCCTTTTCCTCTGCTAAATCAACAGAATATGCATAAGCTGTGTGTGCAATAGTTTGCATCAGCTGTTCACGCAGTTCCGCCGCTGCTTTGGATCCGAATTGGGTTTTTAGCATGTATAGGGCTGATCCCCACCCAAGAATACCAACACCAATGCGGCGTTTGTTCTTCATTGACCATTCATATTCGGGAAGTGGTGCCGCTGATAGATCACTGACATTATCAAGGAAACGAACAAGGTACTGGGTATATTTTTCAATCTTCGTCAGGTCAAATCCCGTACGGTCGGTATTCAAGAAGTGAACAAGGTTTAGAGATCCCAAGTTACACACGTTGCCCGGTGCGAGGGTTTGTTCGCCACATGGATTGGTTGCGAAGATGGTTTCAGCGTAATTCAGAGGTCCAAACTTGTTTGCACGATCAAGGAACAATACACCCGGTTCGGCACGGTTGTACGTCGATTCCATGATCAAATTCCACAAGCTCTTGACAGATGTTGTATGAACAACGTTGACAGGATATCCTTTTTCTTGCCAGAGCTTGATATCACCGCTCCATTCCGCCTTGTACTTTTCGAAGCGTGTGTCTGGGAAGATCAGGTCCCACTTGTCCGCAAGTTCGATCTCTGTTTGAATCAAACGCATGTCTGTTTCATGCCTGCGCTCTTCAGCATCAATCAGCGTCTTTTCCAGTTCCTGAATCAACAGAACGCGCTCCATGAAGTCGTCTGTGCAGTTGACAGAGATGTTAAACTTGGTCAACCGACCTGGCTGCTGCTTCGCTGTAATGAACTCGATGATATCTGGATGCCACACGTCCAGTACGCCCATCATTGCGCCCTTACGGATCTTACCTTTGGCTTTCTTGTTCGTCGACTTCTTGCCAGAACCTGCTGTAATGATCTCTGACGTCTTGTCAAACATTTCCATGTACTTAACAGCACCCGGTGTCTCAACACCGATCCCATGAATGAAAGATCCACGTGGACGAATATAGGAGAAGTTCTCGCCCCAACCGCCTTCTGATTTCAACGTCTGTGCTTGTGCGCGTAATGCATTGAGAATGCCATCCAAAGAGTCAATATCTTCTTTGCCGCGCGGTCCAACATAACAGTTCATCAACGTGGTGCCACCCCAAGCAGTACCGGCGTTTGCATAAATGCGACCACCAGCTGTTGCCTTGAACCCGCTCAATAGGTCGTAGAATCGCTCTGTCCATAGCAGGCGCAGTTCTTCCGTTTTCTCCATTGCTGCAACGGCAGAAGCTACTCGCAGCATTGTATCGTTTACGTCTTGGTCTGTGTGATCTTTGTATGTTGATGCCCACACTTCTTCGGAAAACGTATCTTCAAATGTGGTGGTATATCGCGTCTTCAATCTCTGTACGAGCTCTGTTGGTAGAGAAGACATAGTGGTAGTTAGTGACATGAGCAACTGCTTCCTGTTATTGTAGTTGTTGTGGAAAGTGGTTTAACGGCTAACCTGCCGTTTGCCTATAAAATAACGCGGTCTACCTTGGTGGTGACGTAACCGACATTGCGACGGGAACACTGCAAACGAGTTGGACATTTGAGAGACATTTTTCATAGGTTGTCTATTTAGTCTTTCTTGTTTTTGGTTCCGTCACTTCGTCCCTAACCTCTGGTGTTGTGCGGTATTACTATTGTCGTCAAAGACAACCAAACATTCAACAGTTGACTACTATCGGTAACACGGTATAATTGATCATGTTACAAGTCGGTGACACTCTCGTCACTCCCGCAACCCTGTCATCAAAGGATAACCACCATGGCAGAAAGAGAACCTCCAAAAGAGAAAGACGTCGGTCAGATTGTTCGCTATCTGGTATCTACGTTCAATCAAGCTACGTCGCGACTGGAACGCCCGTTCCGTGGTAAGACCGGCGGCCCCAACAGGGCGTACGTCCTGCAAACAGAGTTTGCATATCTGCTGAATGAAGTCGTTCAAGGCCCACGCTGCATCTTGCAGAAGAACATCACAGCCTGTAATGACTTCATCGATGAAGTTGTTCGACAGCTGAACGAAGAAGCAGAAACTGCTACCGCTGACTAACCCACCGTCCTCGAAGGCATAAATACCCCGAACCAGAGGGGTAAGTATGCTAATTGAAGACCTTATCGGGTCAAGTGTTGGACTGGGTATTCGTGAAGTCCAAATGATCAAAGCTGAATGCTCGCAGTTTCTACACGAGACTGCGGGTTCACCGCTGTTGAAGTTATTGCCTCTCGCGTACTCAAACTTCCACAAGGTTAAAGTTCGCTTGCAGAAACGGCGCGACAGCGTAACAGACGTGTTCGAGCGAGCGTTTGGTGCAGAGTTTTCCAATCTTCGCCAGCGTGCTGTGTTTGCTTACCCAGTATCCCCCGCTCTAACAGAGAACAACGATCTGTTCTATGTGTTTCCTGTCAATGGTTACAAATACTTGTACAGTAAGGAAGTAACCAATTCTAGCAGCGATTATCGGCGAGTAGTTGATACTCTATTTGAACAGTTTGATAATGAAACACAAGCGTCAGAAGTTGTTGCCGACCTTTTGAAATACACGTATGCTTCTACCAACCTACGTGAAGGGATTGATTCCAAAGCAGAAATTATTCTATACGGGATTCCCTATTACTATGCGGTGAAAGTATCTGCCTGTCAGGACTATCCCTCGCTATTGGCGATGGCTAAATAACAATAAATACAACCAAAGGATCCATCATGTCAACTCCCCTCGCTCTATTTGCACTACCCAATGGTGCCGAAGTTATCGGTGCCATCGACAGTGAAGCATACGACCAAAGTGAAATTGTGCTCGAACATCCCCTGGTGATTCGTCCTATCCAGAAAAAGGATGGGGGGCTTGCTCTTGATTTGTTCCCACACAGCCTATCAAATCCAGAAGGTAAGCATACATTTTACCTGGGACAGATCCTGAGCCGTTCCAAGGATATTCCGGCACAGTTGGAAAAAGCATATTTGGAGCGTACCTCACGTATCATCCTGTCGGGTGTGCTGGACGCCATGGAAAAGAAGCTGTAACATGCCAAAGGTTGTTGTCAAGGGTGAATCGATTTACAAGTGCAACGTGTGTTCACGCCGCATTCGTGTTCCTACAAACAAGCAGGGAATGGATGTATTTCAGCGTTGCATTATCACCCACAACTGCCTTGGTAAGTTGAGTCGTGTAACAATCGCCAAAGATATTAACGAAACCCCTGCATTTCCACCAGAAGTACAGGGAGTTGAAGATTGGTTTCAACGACGCGTGTTGTACACGCACGAACAACCGGTTGCGTCTGCAACGTGGACGATAAATCACGACCTTGCCACGCGACCGAAGATTTATCTGTACGTCAACAGGCTAATTGACGGCATTGAAACACTCGTTAAAGTCGATCCCAAAACGGAAACGACGATTGACCTCAACACAGTTCAGGTCACGTTTGACCTTGCTGAATCGGGGTTAGCTCAATGTATCGCGTTGGCGTCACAAAACTCAACAAACCCAACTGCAACTGCTGGTATCGCTGTGTCAACAGATGCATTCCAGCTGACCAGCGATACCGGTGAAGTAACGATTGCAACACTGTCAACAGATCCGTTGGTTGGTGTTGGTTTGACGTATCGCACGTCCGGTACAGAACTTGATATCACAATTGATTATGCTGGTATTGATACAACGCCATCTGTTGGATCGCCGTGGGCTGGATCTATGCGCGCTGTGATCAATGGTAGTGTATATTTGATCCGAAGCTTTAACTTGACGCAAACCCCTCTTGCACCAACATATTTCGCCGCGGGTGCAGTTCCAAACGGGTCTACGTTCTTCGTGAGCACATTTAACAATGCACCCCCCGTAACGGGACGGTGCTTGTTCTTGTTGGGACGGTCTCCATACGCAACAGTTGATAGGATCTTCGATCGCTATATCGACTCTGCTGCTATTAGTTCCCTTACCCCCGAGCTATTCTACAATCAGGGAAAAGCGTTTGCGCAACCATCTGTTATCAGGTCAACATACCCACCGATTCTCGTGGTTGAATAACCTAAAACGAGTGTGTATACTGACGCCTTATAGGAGAAGGCATGGAAAATAAAAATAACAAGCAACGTCTTCTGGTGGAGTATTTGATATCTTCACCAGATACCTTTGCGCTATGCAAGGGGATTGTGCAGTCGGAATATTTCGATCCTGATTTGCGCAAGTCAGTTGAATTCATTCATACGTACTACGACAAGTACAGTGCCGTTCCAACGCCACAGATGGTGCTTGCAGAAACGGACGTATCACTCACCACACACCAAATTACCCGAGATCAAGTCTCGTATTGCACAGATGAAATAGAAAAGTTCTGCCGTAGGCGCGCTGTTCAGCAAGCTATTCTTGCAGCGCCGAAGATGATTGCAGAAGGCAAGTACGGTGAAGTTGAACAGATGATCAAGGATGCGGTCAGTATTACACTGCACCGTGAGATCGGATTGACGTACTTTGAAAATCCAAATCAACGCCTCCAAGCGCAGATGGAAACACCAGCACGAACGCCAACACAGTGGGCAGTAATTGATGAGCTACTTGGTGGTGGTCTTGCTCGTCGAGAAATCTTTCTCGTATCAGCAAACTCTGGTGGCGGTAAGTCAATTACGCTAGCCAACCTCGCACTAAACTTCCTGAATACACCAAAGAACCCCAGCACAAAGCAGAAGATGGACGTGCTGTACATCTCTTTGGAACTGTCAGAAGAACTGATTGCCCAACGGTTTGATACAATGTTGACGGGCATTTCGTCAGTCGTATGGCAACAACACCATACAGAAATTGGTGAGACGGTTGCTGAAATTGGCGGCCACATGGGTCGACTGACGATCAAACGGATGGAATCTGGAACGAACGCAAACGCGATTCGTGCATACCTGAAACAGTTTGAGCTGCGAAATGGGTATGTTCCAGACATGCTGATTATCGACTATCTCGACAAGATGGGTGCAAATCAAGTCGTATCAATGGACAACGTGTTCCAGAAGGATAAACTCGCGTCAGAACAGTTGAGCGACATTTTGTATGATTACAATATGTTCGGGGCAACTGCATCACAGCAGAATCGTTCCGCTATTGATGCGCAAGAATTGAATCAAGGCCACGTCGCTGGTGGATTGAGTAAGGTAATGGAAGCTGACTGGTATCTGTCGATTATTATGACCCCCGCAATGAAGGCTGCGGGTGAGATTGGGTTCGCATTCTTGAAAACTCGTAGCAGCGATGGCGTCGGAAAAACTGTCTATCTAAAATGGGATAATAAGACCCTGCGAATCAAAAATTTGCCAAGAGATGAGGAAATCGATGATGATGGAGTCATTACGTCACGGTTGGCAAAGTTGAAGGAACAAGGCAACACCAAACGCAAAACCCTCTTGGATAGTTTCCAAGTAGATAATCCGTAGTAAATACCTGATAACCCAACCCTTACATAAGGAATATTCATATGGCAACCCCTGTACAACCAACAACTACACTCAACGTCGACCAAGCTGTGTATGAAGTGGCAAAGATGAGCCCTGAAATCCAGCAGATGGTCCGCTACTTCGATGAATGGCGCCAAGTTGAAGCTGACAAGACATCTGAAATTCTGATGGCTCGTAATGCCCTGCAAAATCTGCAAAATCAACTGCTGGCAACTATCCAGAAGGAGCGTGAAGAAGCAGTCAAAAAGGCAGAAGCACTCGGCGTGATCCCTACTCCTCCGCAGGATGAAATCGTTGAAGTTGCTGTTCCAGCAGCCAAGAAGTCAAAGGCAGCAAAATGAACTTGACCGAAGCACAACTGGCCACAATCATTTACGAGAAGGCTGACGGTGAGGTCACGACACGTTCAATTATCCCCACATCACTTCCCACGGACCTCGTTCGTGCGATTGATGTGACGGAGCTAACGCCCGAACAGCGTGAAGAGTTGTTGACCCTATACGCAGAATATCGTCAATACGTTGAGAAGTTCAAGGCAAACATGTTCAACTTCGATACGTGGATCGAGCATTCACACGGCAAGCAGATCGTGCCAAAGTGGCGATCATTCAAGTCGTCAGGTCTTCGCACCTAACACCAAGAGGCCCGGACACGGGCCTTTTCCTTTGCTGTTCCATAAATACAGTGTCAAAACGCCGTAAGGAACAGATCTCATGAAACTGATCAAACAACTGAACGATAACCTGCTGCAAGCAAAGGCCGCTCCTGTGGTAGAAGATGCCGCAGGTGGAGGCACGGGCGCAGGTGCAATCGCCGGCGGCGCAATGCCACTATTCTCACAACTCATCAAGCGTACGAAAAGGCCCGCCAAGAAGCGTGAGCCTTTCATTGCCCAGCAAAAGCATCTCGGCCTCGGTTTGGCAGAAGCCACAGCTGCTTTGAGAGAGTTTGAAGGTGATGATGTCGGTCAAGGTAAAGGTCCGCAATCGGGATTTGATACATCAGAAGTGATTTCCAAGCTGAAAGGGTTGGAGACCAAGGAAAAGGCCGATCACCGTGATACAGTCACGTTTGGCCTAGAAGATGAGAACCAAAACATAGTTCGTGTTACCGTCAAGTCAGAACAAGCAGAAGACTTCGAGCGTAGCTTGCAAGCATTCATGCAAACAGCTGAAACAGAAGAAGAACGCACTCCCGACGTTGCGGAGATCCTTTTCAAGTTGAAGGATCGCTTCGACATCATCGATGTTGAATGGCCAGATGTCGAGCAAGACGAAGAAGAAGATATGGGTCTCGACGCGCCAGAGGGAGAAGCTGGTGGTGAACCTGGAATGGAAGGCGGCGAAGATACGATGGGCCTCGACGCGCCAGAAGGTGATATGGGTGCAGACATGGGAGGCGGTGCCGATACTGCTGGGGTTACGGATCTGTTGACCCAAGTAATTGACATGATGAAAGCAGACGCAGAAGCTCGCAAGGCGGAAGCTCGCGCACGCGAAGCAGAAGCAAAGACCAAGGAAGCAGACGCACTCGTAGCACAATCTATGTCTCGTGTCAAGCAAGAAGAACAATACCTCGACATGGAAACATACAACAAGGCCAAGAAAGACGAAGACCGTGAAGCAAAGCGCCTTGCACAGTTGGCCAAGTGGAAACATGACATGAACAAGGATAGTGGAATGGGCGGTGGCGATGATTTTGAGATGCCAGCAGCTGATGCGCCGCTAGTTCCAAATCCCGAAGAGGAAGAAGTGATGCGTCGTCCTGCACGATCAGCAGCCCAGCCGTCACGCAACACAGCTCGTGTACGTGCTCGCGTCGCTCCACACGACATTGCGCAGTTCATCATTGATCGGGTGAAATAACATGAACCCATTGTCTTTTAAGGACTTCTTGGCTATAGTATGTGAAGATACACAACAAGACATAGCTAAATTGATGTCTGACATCTCGATGATTGATACGCAAATCACACAGCGTACAGCACCGTTAACTGCTCGTAAGGTAGCTCTGCAAAAGATGCTTGCACTCAAACAGCGACAAGCACAAACAGAAGAAAAGCAAGCGCAGAAAAACGCTCCGCCAGGAATGCAAGCACCAAATCAGCAAGGTCAGCCAGCAGGAAACCAGACGACTACACCGGGTGGTTCTGGGGCAGCTACGCCGGGTAGTGGTTCACCAACAAGATAACAGTGTTTACACACCTTGACATAATCAATCCCGTAGAGCTAAAAACGATAGAAGGACCAAAAGGTCGGTTCTACATCACCCCCGAAGGCAACAAGTACCCCTCAATCACTACTATTCTTGGTGCGGGGGACAAACCTTGGCTGCGCGACTGGCGGGAAAGCATGGGGTTCGAAAAAGCAGACAAAGAAACAAAACGCGCTGCGGATCGTGGATCAGCTGTTCATTCAATGGTTGAGCTATTTTTGAACAACGACCCGACGCCAACGTTGGAGTTTCCCGACAGTGGACACATCGCATGTTTCAATCAACTACGCATATATTTGCGTAAGGTTAACAATATTCTAACGCAAGAAACTGCTCTGTGGAGCGATATCATGCGTGTAGCCGGTCGTGTTGACTGTGTTGGAGAGTATAACGGCCGGCGCGCAATCATTGACTTCAAAACATCAACAAACGACAAGGTTGCCAGCCAGGTTGAAGACTACTACCTACAAACAACTGCGTATGCTTTAATGTTCCAAGAACGGTATGACATCCAAATTGATGATATTGTGATCTTGATGGCTGTCGAGAAGGGTGCAGTTCCACTGATCTTCCAACAACCCGTGGAACCCTATATTGAGCCGCTGCTTCAACGCATAAATACGTACCACACAACGTATGGAGCAAAGAAATGAACGATCAATCATCTGTTATCGGCAACACCGTCACGGTGGAGTTCGTTGCGTTCAATCGCTCCGCAGAAGGTAAAGTTGACACTGGTGCAACAACATCATCAATCCACGCAACAGATATTCGCGTCGATCAACGTGGCAATCGTGTGTCATTTCGATCGGAAGTGCTATCTGACAACGTAGTTACGCTAGCGCTTGATGGTACACAAGAAGTTCATTCCGCAGACGCAGGCGGCGTTCAACGTCCAATGGTTTCCCTCGACATCACAATCGACGGCAAATCAATCAAAGGGGCAGCATTCAATTTGAACGATCGCGGCAACATGGATAGCAAGATTTTGATCGGCCAAAACGTGCTAAAAGCTGCCCAGGTAATGATTGATCCATCGAAAGGCAAGCAGGACGAACTACATGCTGACGTTCCAGGCCAAAACGAAGCTGCTATCTTGAATGCCATCGAGGTGCTAGCAGAGAACAATGTCTCCCTGGGAGATATTCTCAAATATCTGAAAACAGCTGCGGTCAACCGCATTGAGGATTGAGTTGTGGTGTCAAGATCACCGTTCTATGTCATTGAAGAATTTATCTCACCTTTGATGTGTGAAGATTTGATCGATCTATGTAACTTCAACGTTCCTGATACCGACAAAGACCTCAATGAAATAAAGACTGTTCGTACCTGTGAAACAGCAGAACAGCTGCTGTTTGAACGATTGCAACTGGCGTTGACAGAGTTACAAGCCTATTATCAGTTTTTGTATCGTGGTACAGAGCGAATTGCGTTTGAATGGTTTCCAGAGGGAAGCAGCGGTAAGTTTCAAAGTGAAAACAGTGAACACTTGAAAGGTAAGTGGGTACGCACTCGTGCTCGCGACCTGACAGCCGTTTTGTTTATGAGCGACTACCAAGAAAAAACACCGTTTGAGGCAGACTATGAAGTCTACGGCGGGAAGTTGGAATTCGTCCAACATAAGTTTGGGTTCAATCCACAGCGTGGTACGCTAGTTGTATTCCCAAGCGATCCTCATTTTATCAATATCACATCACCAATCCTCGCAGGTGATCTGTACCAAGCTCGGATACAGATTGCCGCCCAGGCTCCATTCATATATCAACCCCAGGCCTTCCCTGGTAATTATACAACGTGGTTCAAACCTCTGTTGACCTGAGCCTTATTTTATTGTAACCTATATCTTGCGAATTCGTTCGCAAAGGGGTATTTTTCTTTGACGGAAAGGAAACCAGATGAACCAAAATCATCTTTTCACCAACGTCGTTGCAGTGTTGACACTACTGCTCGTGTTGTTAATTGGCGGTACAGCAGTTGGCACTGGTCACGTAGAACTGACAGATCCATCACATTTGCTTCGAGGTAATGACTCGTTCATCAAAGAGGCGCATGCGACCGAACTAACCAGTACCGATGCCGGTATCTTTACCGCATCCACAGCTTCAAGTTTGAAAACTGTGTATCTTGTTGGTCGCGAGGTTGGCAATCCCGAAACGCTGCAAGCCATCTTGCTCCAAGAAACACGCGGCGGGCAAACAGAACCCATTGGCAATAAGGACTCACCAGTTGGCAAACGGTCGTACGGGTTGATGCAGGTCCAGGTGGTTGCAGCGCGCTCTATTTTTCAACGCAATCCAGAGGTCTATGCTCGTTACTTTCCTACACGAAAGTACAGCACAATTGCGGATGAAGAAATCATTGCATTGCTGTTGACCAACGACGAAGCAAACGTCCGGATTGCTGCACACCACTTCAAACTGTACTTGCAACTGTCGAGTGGAGATTGGAGCCGAGCTGTTGCAGCGTATAACGCTGGTATAGGCGCCGTAAACAACATTCCAAACCCATCAGAGTTCGAATATGTTGTCAAGGTCAAGGCAAAGATGGAAACCGACGTACGTATGTTTAACCGTAAACATGGATTACAGTTGACACAACGGTTCTGACCACGTATCATACAACTACCGCCTACAAGGAGAATAATATGGCAAAGTTCGCAAAGAAAGAGAAGCAACCGAAGGACAGTAAGGGCAACGTGTTGGCCGATCCAGAGGTTCGCAAGAAGTTCAAGTCATCGCTTGCAACGATCACTCATTACTTTGATCAGATCGACAAACAAAAGGAAGGCGTCAAGGAAACGATTGCCGACCTGTCCGCTGAATACGGGTTGGACAAGAAGACGATTCGTAAGCTCGCTGTGACAATGTACAAGCACAACTACGGTTCTCTGCAAGAAGAAAACCGTCACTTCGAGATCCTGTACGAAACGGTGATCGAAGGTAAGCTGCGCGATCCGGACGACGTTGGTTCAAAGGATCCACTCGATAGCGACGAGTAATCGTCCAGAAACGAAAAAAAAGCCCGCGATCGCGGGCTTTTTCTGTATGCGTACTTCGATTACGCTACTGTGACGCCTGTGACGACGTCAATCCAGTTTGTACCGTTACTGAACGCAACGGTTGCGCCTGGTGTTGCGTCGGACACATAGATCAGGCCGCGCACATTTGCTGCTGCTGGCGGAAGCGCTCCAACTAAGTAAGTTGGCAGTACAGGAATGCGACTGAATGTCGCCTTAGTATCGTCGACAACAACGGCATCGGTGCTATTTGTACGGATCACAACGGAACCGTTACCACCTGTGCCTGTGCCACCCTGTAATGTCAAATTACCACCAGCACCTGTGCCAGATGCTGTACCGGATGTGATGAACACCGAGCCACCAGTACCGTTGACTGACGCCGAGCCAGACAAGAACAGTTGGTTACCCGTAGCAGCACCGTCAGCGGCACCCGGCCGGATCGTAATTGGACCGCCACGACCACCGGTGATACCATCAGCTGTCGTAAGTGTCAGCAAACCAGTATCCTCCGCTGCATCGGCAGCACCAGTTGTCACAGTAACAGCGCCACCAGTGTTAGCGCCAGTACTCACACCACCGTTCAACAGCAGAGGCTGGCCAACACCACCACCCGATGTACCTGCTGTGATTGACACTGGGTCGACAGCTGCACCATTCACGTTGGTAACGCCGTTTAGGTTATTCGCGCCCATCGACAGAGCACCGGTCATCGTATCACCGGCCACGTTGACGTATGTTGCGTCTACAAGAGGTGTGATATCACCAGCAACAACAGCGGACGTTGCAGTTACGCGACCCTTCGCATCTGTTGTTACCTTGACAAACGAGTTAGAAACAGGAGTACCTGCATCAACCAAGTTGAAAGTTGGAGCACCAAGAACACCGTCACCATCAGCGACGGAGATGTTACCTGCTGTACCTGCCAGAGTACGCGATGCGTATGTTCCGGCTGCTGTACGAGCAACCATTCCGTTTGCAGCCAATGCGGATACACCGTCTAACTCTGCGTCCCAGTCTTGCACCGTAGCGCCCAAATCGGCACTTTCCAGAACAGCGGATGTAACACCACTCAGCTGATTGACCTCTGCAAATGTAACTGTAACGCCATCGATAAACGTATTCTGACCAGTCGTTAGGTGGCGGGCATCGTCCGTCAAGTGAGTATTGAACTCATTATAACGAACTGCGTCGCCGTTTACCGTTGCAGCGCCAAGGCCTGTGACCTTGTTGCTACTCATCGCCAGGTTACCAGTCATCGTGTCACCGGCCTTATCGACCTTTGAAGCAACAAGTGCACCTGTCAATACTGTATTCATTGAACCGGTGGTGCCAATCAACCACGCGTCCGTTGACTCATCCCACTCAAACCGTGCGTTAGGGCCTGGAACGCCGGTACGATCAACCAGTAAACCGGAACTTCCTGCGTCAGGACTGACCAAAGAGATTGGCTGATTGCCTACGTTTTGAACTGTGATCGTATTTGTAAACGTTCCACCGGCTTTATCTGCCTTTGCAGCCAGATCCGTTGTCAGGTTTGTAACATCAGACTGTGCAATCGGCAGCGTAAAGTGAATTGCTGCATTGCCAGTGTGTGTTGTAAGAGCAGAAGTTGACGCTTTTGCTGCTAAATCAGTAACCAAGTTGGTAACTTGCGATTGTGAAATTGTTGCCAGAGCAATCAATGCATTGACAGCAGAGCTAAAATTGGTAACATCAGCAGCTACGTGTGTGTGAACCAGAGGAGCAAACGTGCCGATCGCTGTTGCCACCGGATTGTATGTTACACCATCGTTTGTCAATTCCCATAGGTCGACAGATTCATTCCAGCGAATTGCAACGGTTGGTGCTGCACCACGAGAAACAGCAAACGAAACATCAGCACCAGGAGCACCGGTAATGAAGTCGGCGTTCATTGTGAATGTTGTATCTGGCGTTCCGTCGACGTCTGCCTTCAAAGCCAGAGCATTGCTCTGATCAGTGAACGTTGGACGATTGGCGAGTTCTGCTGTCAGGTTAGGAACCATGTCGATTGTGCGCAAGAATGGGCGCACATCAGCCATCAGAGAAGCTGTAATTGCTGTCGTTGTTGGTGTAACATACAATGCTGCAAGAGGCAAGGCGCCGGCAGGAACAGCTGGAAGAGTTGGTGTTGCGGCTGGCGTTCCATTCAATAGAGTGATTGACCCCGCGTCAAGCAGCGCCACGACAACCCACTTTGGATTGCCAACCGGTGCTGTTACTGTTGGTGAGCTACCACCAGCATACTCTACAAAGTTACCAGCGCCATTAAACCATGCACCGGCACGGATCTTGACGGTCATGTTTGGTGTGTCTTGTGGCGATACGCTCAACGGTGCAGTGTATGCACCAATTTTCTTATCGGCGTCGCCTTTTGGAGGAAGTGCTGTCATTGGTAGGCTCCTTGTTGTGTTACCATTGAGGTATTTATTCTTGTGAGGGTAAATTTGTTGTGTTACCTGATCCTTCTGGTGTATACTATGCTGGTGCGCATAGCATGTAAAAATAAGGACAAAAACGATGAGTTACATCTCAGCGATTGCACGTGATAATAAAGTCATTGTATGGGAGCGTAATGAGGCTGGTGAACGCGTAACGCGTGATTTTCCTGCGCCGTACTACTTCTACTACGATGACAAGAACGGCCAGTACACAACAATCTACAACACGAAGGTGTCAAAAGTAGAGTTCGAAACGGGTGCCGCTTTCTACAATGCAAAAAAGAAGTTTGCCTCCCAAGGGATTACGACGTGGGAAAGTGATATTCCTCCTGAAATGCGATTGCTGTCAAATCGCTACTACGGACAACCGGCCCCGAAGCTGTGTGTTACATTCTTCGATATTGAGGTCGATTACGACCCGCAAATTGGATTTTCGTCTCCCACCAATCCATATGCTCCAATCAACTCTGTTGCATTCATGCACCAATGGAAGAGGGAGATTGTTGTCCTCGTTGTTCCTCCCGAAGAAGGATGGACGGTGCAACGGCTGACGCAGGCCGTCAAAGACGCCGCCCCCGATGCGCCAATCCCCGAAGAGTTTACGATCCGCTATGAGATTTGTGCTGATGAAGCTGAACTGCTGCTCCATTTCCTACGAGAAATACGCGAAAGTGACATCATCTGTGGGTGGAATAGTGACTTTTTCGACGTGCCGTACGTTGCTCAACGAATTGCTCGTACGCTCGACGGCGAAGAGCTTGATATTTCCGTGTCAGAGCAGATATCCGACAAGGGCAAGCTGACGTTTACGTTCAACAACAATCCAAACCCAACAATTGATCGATCAGGCCGATTCATTAAACAGCTAGATTTTCCTTCGTTTGGGATGCCAACGTTTCGTCCTGTCGCTTCACAGCAGGGACAATATCTCGGTACAACAGTCGATTTGATCGGTCGGATCCGTTTGGACTACATGGCGCTTGTCAAGAAGTATGAACCAGGTGAGCGTGCTTCTTTTAAGCTGTCGTCGGTATCAGAGCAGGTGCTCGTAGACGATAAGACAAAACAGCCACTACTTCCCAAGTTGGAATATGAGGGTTCGCTTGCAGACCTATACCGTAAGAACTTTCCTTTCTTCGTTCGATACAACATTCGAGACACGGAGATTCTAAATGGGTTTGAGAACAAACTCGGATACGTTGACGTGGCTAATCAAATGGCACACCTGTCAACATCACTATTTTCGCACATCACAGGAACATTGAAGCTGGCAGAGTTCGCTCTAATCAACTTCTGCCATCACGAACTGAAACGCGTTGTCAAGAACACAACCGATCCAACAATTGATCGACAGATTGACGGTGCCCTTGTGCTGCTTCCGCAAGTTGGACTACACGAGAAGTTTGGATCGATTGACGTCACGTCTCTGTATCCAACAGCGATCCGTGCAATCAACATTTCAATCGAAATGATCCGCGGTCAGTTCAAGCGTGACGTAAGAGACGCACAAGCGATTGCTACTGGTGGATTGGAACAGCTGACGCTCGTGTTGGAAGCTAATGGTGAAGAAGTAACTATGTCCGCCGACGAATGGCGGGAATGGCTGTTAGAAAATAAGTGGGCCGTATCAGGGTACGGTACGGTATTTGATCAAGAACAGCAGGGGTTCATTCCTGCTCTGTTGACGCTATGGTTCAATGAGCGCAAGCGGTATCAAGCCTTGAAGAAACAAGCACTTGATGCAAATGACCAGATGAAAGCAGGGTATTACGACCGACTGCAATACGTATACAAGATCAAGCTGAATAGCTTGTACGGTGCACTGACAAATTTGTATTTCCGGTTCTATGATCTGCGGATGGGTGAGTCAACCACTGCAACGGGTCGAATGATTCTGAAACACCAGTGCCGCGTTGTTGCACAAACGTTGGAGGGAGATTATGACGTAGATTTCCCACTATACGATACGGTCAACGCTGCAATGGAAAGTGGCTATACAGAAGAAGAAGCCAAGTTGGTTGCGTTGGAAGGCCCGACGTTCAATGGAAAGCGACAGTCTGACTCTGTAATCTACGGCGACACTGACTCTACATACTTCAAAACGTATGCTGACAACATTGAAGACGCAATCAAAGTTGCTGACGCGGTAGCGGCAAAGGTAAACGCATCGTATCAAGAGTTCATGCAACGAACATTCTTGTGCAATGCTGGGTTTGATAATTTGGTCAAGGCTGGACGTGAAATCGTCTCTGATCGTGGCATCTTTGTTGAAAAGAAGCGGTATATCTTGCATCTTGTTGACCTTGACGGTAAAAAGGTTGATAAGATGAAAGTGATGGGTCTTGACACTAAAAAGACCACACTACCAGCAGAAGTATCTGGCGTATTGAACAAGTTCATCGAACGATTCCTGAAAGGTGAGAGCTGGGAGCAGATATCAGAATCAATCGTCCAATACAAGGACGAGTTGATGAACTCCACAGACCCGATGAGAATAGGGTTACCAAAGGGTGTCAAGAAGATTGAATCTTACACGGCAGCGTTTGAAGAAGATTTTGAAGCAAGATTGCCAGGGCATGTGGCTGCGGCGATTTACTACAACCAGTGTTTGAAGGAGTACAAGGACAAAACGAGCTTGCCGATCAGTTCAGGAATGAAGATCAAGGTATTCTACCTAATCGGCAAGCACGGCAAGTTCAAAAGTATCGCATTACCGACAGACGTAGAAGTTGTCCCACAGTGGTTCCTTGACAACTTCCGTATCGACCGAGACGCCCACATTGAGCGGTTGGTTGATAATCCGCTGACCAATATCTTGAAGGCTATTGGAAAGGAACCACCATCACGACAGAGCCTGTATGTAGACAGCTTGTTGGTGTTTGATTGATTGGAGTTCAATATGGTGTTGCGAATTTTAACGATGTGGAGCCTTTTGTTGGGCACTGCGTTTGCGCAGCCTACGCCTGCGGCAAAATCTGTATTGGTAATTGACGTCGACACAAATAGTGTGTTGTTCGAAAAGAACCACGAGGACATTCGTCCGATTGCATCAATCACCAAGTTGATGAACGCAGTTGTCGTGTTGGAAAGTGGGATGTCGTTGGATGAGCCAATCACAATCGACAACGATGATGTTCGAGCAACCTTCATCCACAACAAGCCAACGGGCACAAACCTTGCTGTTGGTACAACGTTGACACGTGCTGAAATGCTTCATCTTGCGTTGATGAACTCACAGAACCGTGCGGCTCATGCGCTTGCCCGCAATTATCCGGGTGGAGTTGAGGCATTTGTGGCACAAATGAATGCAAAGGCTGTGGAGTTGGGAATGTTGCATACTACATTCACAGATCCAACCGGTCTGTACAACACAAACGTGTCAACAGCACAGGATCT